ACTTCGGGGGGGTTGATATATTTAGGTTCAGCGGATTCAGGTGCATCAGGTTTAGGGGTAATGTACTATGGTGGAGGTTTTGCAAATCAAACTACATTAGATGCAAATACTCGTTTTCAAGGACCAAATACTTCTGTAGCTGCTGCAAAATGTTATGCTTGGAACACCTATTCAGACCAAAGAATTAAAGAAGATGTAAATTCTTTGACTTATGGATTAAAAGAATTAATGCAATTGAATCCTGTTTCATATAATCAACACGATTCAGAAGTGATTGATGGTGAAATAGTATTGAAGGAAACATATAAGCCAACTATTGGATTAATCGCACAAGAGGTTTATGATTTAATTCCTGAATCGGTAGGTGTTGGAAATGATACTGAACTTTGGGGATTAGATTATGATAAAATAGTACCCGTACTTATCAAGGCAATTCAAGAACAGCAAATACAAATCGATTCACTTAAAAACCAAATGAAATGAAAATCACACTAACAGAAGACCAAATCAAAATGCTAGAAGCATGGGCACAAGAACTGCCTACCAAGTACGGGATGTCCTTCATCCAATTCCTAGCCCAACAGGTTCAGGAGCAGAACCCGAAGGAAGAAACAGAATAAAAAATGGGGAATCAAATCGATTCCCCTAACCTTTAAAAACCCACACCAATGGCTGAAGAAAATAAGATCATACTTGACGCAGATGTCAAACCCCTAAAGAAACAATTAAGGGAAGCGACTCAAGAACTACAACTTGCACGGCAGAAGTACGGGGAATTTTCCAATGAGGCTGTCAATGCTGCTAAGAAAGTAGCTACTATCCGTGATTCTATAGAAGATGCGAATGAAGCCTCTCAGCTATTTGATCCAGGGAAAAGATTTCAGGCACTAACTACGGCAGCCTCCACAGCAGCAGGAGGTATAGCAGCGGTTCAGGGTGCTATGGCTTTATTCGGTGGTGAATCAGAGGAAGTAGAAAAGGCACTCCTAAAAGTACAGGGGGCTATGGCACTTTCTCAAGGACTTTCTCAACTAAAAGATGTGGGGAAAGTAGGTGAGCAATTAAAACTCACATTTAAGGGACTAGGAACTTCAGCAAAGGGTGCTACATCTTCTACAGATGGCTTGACAAAAAGTACCAAAGGATTCGGAAAGGCAATCATAGCCACAGGTGTAGGTGCTTTAGTAGCTGCCCTAGGTCTATTGATAGCCAACTTTGACAAGGTGAAGGAGGTGATGATGAAGCTATTCCCTGTATTTGAGGAAGTAGGCAAATTCATTGGTGGGCTGATCACGGGATTCACAGACTTTATAGGATTGACAAATGAGGCAGAGAGAAATCTTGAAGCCCTTGGAAAGTCAAACGAAAAGTTGAATGATGATATCAATAACAAGATCAAGATATTGTCTGCCCAAGGTGGAAAAGAGAAGGAGATCTACCAACTTAGAGCGAAGCAGATAGATAGTGAAATAGCACTCTTAGAGGAAAGCCAAAAGGTAAAGGGTGAACTATCCGATGAAGAACAGAAAAGGCAGAAGGAACTGAACGCAGAAAGAACTGCGGAGGCTTACAACTTCTTGAAGTTCCAAAGTGAGCAGGAGAAAGCAGCAGCGGAAAAGAGCAAGGCAGCAGGTGAGAAGGCAAAGGCAGAAGCAGACAAAAGAAGGGCTTTAGAACTTGAAGCGCAGGGAATCCTAGAGGAATCAAAACTAGAATTGCTAGATCAAAGACAGCAGGAAGAAGCAGCGGTAGAAAAGGAATTTGAAGAGAAAAGAAAGAAGCTAAAAGAGGCAGGAATTGAAGATGACGGCAGCCTAGAGATGGCACGGCAGAACAGACTTGCACAGATCAAGAAGCAGTACCAAGATGAAGAAGATGCTAGGGAGCAGGAATTCCAAAAGAGGCTAAATGATATCAGGACTGAGATCAGGCTTGCAGGGATCAAGGATGAAAATGAGAAAGCTAGGCAGCAGATTCTACTTGACTTTGAAAGCAAAAGGCAGGATGTCCTAAAAGATGAAAAGCTAACAGGAGAACAAAGGATTGCACTTCAGCTAGAACTAGCACAACAGGAGCAGCAGCAACTAGCAGCCCTTCAATTGACTATTGATCAGCAGAATGCAGAGAAGGCACTCCTTGAATTGGATATGCAGATGAAGGAGGCAGATGCTAGCTTCCAAATTCAGAAGGATTTGATTGACAAAAAAGAAGCCCTATCCCTTGAGCAGTTCCAAAATGGATTGATCAATGAACAGCAGTACAATGATGCCTTGAAAGGATATTCAGATGCAAGAATCGAGATTGATCGAAAGGAGAATGAAGCTAAGATGCAGAACGCAGCAATGGCAGCAGGTCTCTTGAATACAGTCTCTACCCTAGTAGGAAAGAATACGGCAGCAGGAAAGGCTACGGCTATAGCTGCTACTACAATTGATACCTACCTAGGGGCACAGAAAGCCTATACTTCTCAGCTAATCCCAGGAGATCCTTCTTCCCCTATTCGTGCTGCTATCGCTGCTGCTATTGCGGTGGCAGGTGGTATCAAAAATGTGAGGGAGATTGTTAAAACGAAAGTCCCAGGAGGTGGTGCAGGATCTGCTCCTTCTATTTCTGCTGCTGCTCCTGCTTCAGTTGCTCAAGTACCTACTATAGGGAATAGTCCTATCACGGCACTAGGTGCTGCTATGACTCCTGCACAGCCTATCAAAGCCTATGTGGTAGAAAGCGAAGTGACAGGATCTCAGAAGCGAGTAGCGGATATTGAACGAAGGGCAGGATTTTAATACTTACAGATATGGATAAGAAACTACCACTATATGAAATGATGATCGGGGATACTATCGAAGGTGAAGAAGAAGTAGACTTCATTGCCCTAGTAGAATACCCTGCTATTCAGAAAAACTTCCTAGCCTTTTCTCAGCAATTTGTAGAACCTAGCCAAGGTGAAAGCAAAGAAGATTTTTTGCCTAGATGTATCGAGTATGTGATCAATGAAGGTAAGGAATCAGAGCAGGCAGTAGCTATCTGCTCCAATCTATGGGAAGGTAGATTTCAAGAAGATTCATATAATGACTACCCACAATCAGCAAAGGATAATGCCGAAAGGGGAATCCGTTTGAATGAGGCAATAGGGAATAGATGCGCTACTCAGGTAGGAAAAGTTCGTGCTACTCAAATCATGAATGGTGAGAACCTTTCTAGGGAGACCATAAAAAGAACTTACTCCTACCTAAGCAGGGCTGCCGAATACTACAACCCTGAAGATACGGAAGCCTGTGGTACTATATCCTACCTTCTTTGGGGTGGTGAACCTATGCTTAGATGGGCAGAAAGCAAAATGAATCAAGAGGATTTCAGATCTGTAGGATTCAACAAATTTTCAATAGAGAATCAAGATCAGAGAATCGTGACAGGTGCTTTGATGATTGCGGATCTGCCGATCTACAGAAGGGATGAAGATGAGGAATACTATGTATCCTTTTCTGCTGCTGAGATTAAGAAGATAGTGCAGCGGTTCTTTAAGAAGGGCTACCAATCCAAGGTAAATGTAGAACACTCTACCCCTGTAGATGGGGTATATATGTTTGAATCTTTTATCATTGATCGGGAGAAGGGAATCATGCCTCCTAAAGGTTTTGAAGATATCTCAAATGGCTCATGGTTCGGTAGCTTCAAAGTAGATAATGAGAAGATATGGAATGAAGTGAAGGCAGGTACTTTCAAAGGGTTCTCTGTGGAGGGACTTTTCAGATATGAGAAGACAAATAAGGTGATCACCCAGGAGGAACAGATCATGCAGCAGATCTTCAAAATTCTATCCCAAATTGAACAAGATTAATTAACTAAATATTTACAATTATGAACGCAAAAGAAGCACTAGTAGAAATCAAAAAACTACTTTTCTCAGAGGCAGAAAAGCAGGCAGCCTTCGCATTGGTTGAAGGTAAGCTAGTAGATGGCACTATGGTTGCCTATGATCTTGAGGCAGGAGATATCTTTGTGATTGGTGAAGATGGGGCACAGATCCCTGCACCTATTGGAGAGCATCAGCTAGACTCAGGTGAAGTAGTAGTAGTCCTTGAAGAGGGTAAAATTGCAGAAGTAAAGAAGGCAGAAGAAGAAGCTAAAATCGAAGTTGAGATTGAGGCATCTGCTGAAGAAGTACCTGTAGAAGAACCTAAGAAGGATGAAGCAATGGCAAAGGTAGAACAAGCCATGGGTGACCTTGAAAAAAAGGTAGAAGAATTGGTTGCAAAAGTTAAGGCAATGGAAGAAAAAGCAGGTAGTGTAGAGGAAGCGGTAAAGATGTCCGCAGTAGTCCTTGAGTCTCTTGCAAAAGAACCAAGTGATAAAGCAATCACTGCCCCTAACCAATTTGCAAAGCAGTTGAAATTAGAAAAAGATCAAAGGTATAGCAACCTTCAAAACGCATTTCAAAAATTAAAACAAAAATAAAATGGCACTAGATTTATCAGCATTAACAAACTATGTTAAGGAGAATGAATTGCAGTTGACTTCTGCAGCTATCTTCTCTGCAAAAACTGCCTCTTTGATTGAGGCTCTCGGAAACGTTCAGGTAGGTGTAAAATCTGCTGAGACTATCAACATCATGACTACTGATGCAGTATTCCAAGCAGGCGGAACTTGCGGGTTCAACTCAAGCGGAACTACTACTATCACTCAGAGAACTATCACTGTAGGTAAAATCAAGATTCAGGAAAGCATCTGCCCTAAGGCATTCGAAGCTAAGTACACTCAGAAGGCTTTGAGAGAAGGATCTACCTATGACTACATGGCATACGCTTCTGAGTACTCTGCTCAGAAAGTAGCTAGAATCGGTGCAGCCCTTGAAACTGCTATTTGGCAGGGAAATACTGCATCTTCTGATGGTCAATTGAACAAGTTCCAAGGATTCGCTACTATCATCAATGCTCTAGGCTTTGGTGGATCAGGTGATCCTATCAATGGTAACTCTGCTAATGTTACTACCTTGACTTCTTCCAATGTGATCGCTGCTGTTGATGCAGTATTCGCTGCCCTTCCTGCTGCCCTTTTGGACAAGGATGATGTAGTGATCTTTGCAGGTAATGATACTTTCCGTGAGTATGTTCTTGCTTTGAGAGATGCTAACTTGTATCACTACCCTGTAGATGCTGCCAACATGGAGTTGGTGATCCCAGGTACAAATGTGAAGTTGATCGGTGTGAACGGATTGAATGGTACTGACTACCTAGTAGGTTTGTCTATGAGCAATATGTACCTAGGTACTGACCTTCTAGGAGAGCAAGAAAGATTTGAGCTATTCTATGCAAAAGAGGCGGATGAGATGAGATTCGTAGTAGAATTCAAACTAGGTGTTCAGATTGCCTTCCCTGATGAGGTGGTATTCTGGAAGAAGTATGTAGCACCTTAATTCAAATCACGGGTAGGGGATTCACCCCTACCCTATTTACTAATCTTAAAATACTATAACATATGGCTTGCGCATTAACTCAGAATTACACCCTTGACTGCAAAGATTCTATCGGCGGTTTGAAGGAAGTATATTTCGCAGCCGTAGAAGATATTGCATCTTGGACAGGATCAGCAGGCACTTACACAGGAGTGACTATGGATTCAGGCAAATACTTTTGGAAGTACGAACTAGTGAAAGAAAGTTCAAACTTTGCAGAGGCTGTCAATACCAATGTTCAAAATGGCACTGTATTCTACGCTCAAACTTTGGAGATCATCCTAAACAAATTGCAAGTGAACACTCGAAATGAGATCCTTCTACTTGCTAAGAATAGACTAGTAGCCCTAGTGAAAGATAACAATGACAAGATGTGGGCATTGGGTGAGGTGAATGGACTTGACTTGACAGGTGGCGGATCAGGATCAGGTACTGCTTTCGGTGATCGAAATGGCTACACCTTGACCTTCACGGGTAACGAGAAGGAACTTGCTCCACTATTTACAGGATCTGTTCCTTTGGACTAATATTTGGTTTGTTGTTTAGATGTGAAAGCACCCTCAATATTGGGGGTGTTTTTTTTGTGTACACAATTCTAGTTTTTTCTATTTATAGGTATGGTGATAATCGAGCAGGGGGCAGATAGCGTGATCTATATAGCCCTATTTGATAAAAGAGAAACAAGCAGCAATGCCTACACCTTTTTATTTCAGCATGAAGTAACAAAGGAAGAGGTGACTTTAAACCTTACAGATGTGAGTGATTTCAAGGATCGATATTCAGAATTTGCAATTAGTGAAGCATCCTTCAGTTCTTCTACTGTAGGCTTTTGGCGGTACTATGTAACCCAAACGGGAAGCGGTGCTGATATCATAGCCACAGGAAAAATGGAATTGACAGCACCTAATCTATCTACTACAGGAGTGGTAAGATATAACGGCTATAATGGTACTTATAAGACCTATACAACAACATGATAAAATTATTCAAGTTCGATCAAGTGCCTTTGCCCGTTTACAAAGAAGTTAAGGGGAAAGACTATATCTACTACGGGGAGAAGAATGACTACCCAAACTACCTACTAAGGATCTACAATAATAGTGCAAAGAATAACGCTATCATTACAGGCAAGGTAGACTACATCTGTGGCAATGGGTGGACTGTTAAGGCTGAAGATGAAATGCAGAAGGCTAAGGCATTCGGTTTGATTGATCGGATCAACACCAAGCAGGAAAGCCTGAACGAATTGACTAAGAAGCTAGTGACTGATCTATCCATCTTTGGAGGCTACTATCTTCAGGTGATATGGACAAAGGGCACGGGTGAGATTGCAGAACTCTATCATGTAGACTACTACAAGGTGAGAACGAATGCAGACAATAGTGAATTCTATGTGTCCGACAATTGGATCAAGAATGACAATGTCAACCCTAGACCTGATTTTGATACCTACCCTGCATTTGATCCTAATAACACCACAGGTACACAGATCCTATACTTTAAAGAATACAGAGCGGGAGCGAATACTTATTCTTTGCCTGACTATAGGGGTGCAATCTCTTACATTGAATTAGACATCTCTATCGGGGAGTACCACCTGAACACGATTAATAACGGGATGTTCTCTAGCAAGTTGATCAACTTGAATGGAGGAAAAGTATCCCAGGAGGAAGAGGATCGAATTGAAAGACAATTCAAGGACAAGTTCTCAGGATCTAAGAATGCAGGAAAATTCATGCTAGCATTCAATGACAGCAAAGAGAATGAACCTTCTATCATTGATCTATCAGGTACTGAACTTGATAAGCACTTTGACCTACTAAATAAGACAGTACAGCAGGAGATCTTCACAGGTCACAAAGTAACTTCACCTATGCTTTTTGGGGTAAAGACTGAAGGGCAGCTAGGAGGAAGATCTGAAATGAGAGAGGCTTCTGAGTTATTTCAGAACACCTATGTGAATTCAAAGCAGCAAGCCCTAGAGGAAGTCATCAACTACCTTTTGAAGTTCAATGACATTATAGCTGAACTTGAAATCAAGAAGACTGAACCTATCTCCTTCCAATTCACAGAGCAGATCATCAGCACTAACATGACTCAGGATGAGATCAGAGAGAAGCTAGGACTTGCACCAATTGAGAAGAAGGAAACAGCAGGAGCGCAGGACATCATCAATTCATTGAACAGCCTATCCCCATTGATCGCCACCAAGGTAGTGGAGTCTATGGATGTGAATGAACTGCGTAGCTTGATAGGTCTACCTGTAAGGAGTGAAATAGTCACCCCTACAGAAGTCATCACAGATCCTAACCAAGGATTCTCTGATCACCTTCACCTTGAGTGCAGCATCTCAGAACATGATGCAAATATCCTATCAAAGTTTGAAGGCAAAGGTATTGCAAAGGATAAATTCAAAGTGATTGAAAGTTCAAAGACTCACTTCTCTAGCATGGATGATTTTGTCAAGCAGGATCTATTTGCTGAGTATATGCTCAATGAAGTACAGAAGAAGATCATTACTCAGATCCAAAGGAATGAAAATATAACTATCCCACAGATAGCTAAGGTAGTAGGCATAGATGAAGCATCTGTGATCTCTAGAATCAATACCTTGATAGATGACCAAGTACTAGTAGAAAAGATCAACAGGGATGGCTTGATCACTAGATCCGTGACTCGATCAGGGGTAGCAGCTATCAAAAGGCTACAACCTGTGACTTCCTTCAAGGTGCTTTATTCTTATGAGAAAAGAAAAGATGCTCCCGACTTACTTCCAGGATCTTCATCAAGACCTTTGTGTTCAGAATTAATAAAAAGAGATTTATTCTTCACACGGGAAGAAATTCAAAACCTATCGAATCAGCTAGGCTATAGTGTTTTTCAACTTTGTGGGGGATGGTATACCAACCCGAACACAGGCAAAAGAACTCCATTCTGTAGACATGAGTGGAAAAGGAATGTAGTGGTAGAAAAGACATCACGATGAGCGCAAATGTATTAATGATCAGTGAGCAGTCCTTCAAGGATTTCACTGTAGCCTCCGCAAATATTGACCTAAAGAATGTGACTCAAGTCATCAAGATGACTCAGGACAGGTATATACATCCTATCTGTGGGACTGCGCTATATGATAAGATCCTCACCCTCATTTCAGCAGGTACTATAGGACAGGGTGGGAATGCAGTCTACAAAACATTCCTTGATAACTTTCTAACAGATACCCTATTTAACTATGTCCTAGGTGAACTGCCTATGGCTATGCAGTACAAATTTGTAAATAAGGGAGTAGTGAAGCGCAAATCAGAGAACATCACAGAACCTACCTTTGCAGAATTACAGAGCATCAGCCAATACTACAAGGGATATGCTGAGTGGTATGCTGAACGGGCTATCAATTACCTTTGTGCGAACTCTACCCTATACCCTGAGTACTTAAACCCAGGATCTGATGTGACTACTATCCAACCTGTATCTAATCAGTACAAGGTAGCTATCAACTTGGGTAGAGGAGACTATGAAGATCACCGACCATATAGCGAAAGATACCAAGGGAACAGATATAAAAAACCTTTCTAATCATGGCCTATTCCAAGAACGAAAAAAAACTCAAGGAATATTTATCCAAACAAGATGACTCTAGTAGACCTAGTAAAAAAACTCAAGGCAATACAGGAAGCCCACCCAATGATCCGAACTTTCGGAGAGGGTGATATCTACGATTATGTAGATAATGGTGGAGAGATTGAATACCCTGTCCTTTGGACTGTGGTTCGACCTTCCGTGTATAATGGAACTACTATGCGCTATGATCTAGTGCTTCTCTTTGCGGATCTCTTGACTGAAGATAAAAGCAACAGACTACAGATTCAAAGTGATCAGCTACTTGTGGCTTTGGATGTACTAGCAAAATTGAAACTAGATAATTCTTACACCTTTAATACTGCACCTAATGCTGCTATCGAATTCTTTCAGGAACGCTTTGATGATTTTACAGCAGGAGTATCTATTGCTATACAGGTTACTGCTCCTATGCCTTTGAACCTTTGTGTGATCCCAACTATAGCCTAAAATGAATATCTTGAAAAGTGATGAACTAGGAGTACCTTCTACCTTTGTAGCAATATTTGCAAATGTTACTGCTATGGCAGGGCTTCAATTTGTTAATCTAGTTTTCACTTCTGTGATTTCTATTTTATCAATTGTTTATTTGGTTTATAAAATACGGGGAGAAATAAAGAAAAACAATGGCAAAGGCTAAGGCAGTAGCACAGATAAAAATCACCTTTGGAAAAAGGAGAAACGGGAAGGCAAAGAAAGCCTACTCCAAAAGTTTAAACAAGCCTAAAAAATATCGTGGTCAAGGCAGATAGAAAACGCTTGACTATTTGGGCTATATCTTTGATAGCAGTAGCAGGGATAGCTTCCTACTTTTTACCTACAGATTCTCTGAAATTATTTTTGGAGTTTCTTCACATCGTAATAACAAACCTAATATTATAATGGAACTAACCAAAATTGCAAGGAATGTGCATAGCCTTTCACTTAGCAAAGAGGAGAACAGAGTAGCCCTTTTGTCGGATATACATTGGGATAATCCTAAATGTGATAGGGATATGCTCAAGCGACATCTTGACTACTGCCTTGATAATCAGATACCTATCTTCATCAATGGGGATTTCTTCTGCTGTATGCAGGGGCGCATGGATCGGAGAAGCAACAAATCAGACATCAGACCTGAACACAATAACGCAAAGTATTTAGATAGTGTAGTGGAAACGGCTATAGAATGGTGGTCACCTTATGCTCACCTATTGACTGTGATCGGGTACGGCAATCATGAAACATCTATCATCAAGTACTCAGAGACTGATATCCTTCAGAGATTTGTAGATCTATTCAACTACAAGAATAAAAGCAATGTATTCACAGGTGGATACGGGGGGTGGATGGTTCTGAAATATGAATTACGGCATAGCACTTTAATGACAAAAACTATGAAGTATTTTCATGGGAGCGCAGGAGGGGGAATTGTTACACGCGGGGCAATCAACTTGACTAGGGCACTAGAAATATATGAGAACATGGACATCTTTATCATGGGGCACATTCATGAGAACTCTAGCCGTAATGATGTGAGGGATACCCTTCAATATAACCAAGGTAAGAGGGTGTATGAATTACAGCAGAAGCAGATACACCTAGCTATCACGGGAACATACAAGGAGGAATATGGAGATGGATCTCAAGGATGGCACATTGAAAGGGGCGCACCTGTTAAGCCTGTAGGAGGTAGAATTCTAACTTTGCACGGCAGAAGACTTGTCAAGGATGGATCTGAGAATTATGATTTGTTAATTGATTCCAATAAGTTCCCACTATGAAAAGACCTATTAAATATATAGCCATTCACTGCACAGCATCACAGCAGACAGCAACTGTGGCAGCTATTCAAAGGCATTGGAAGGATCAGCTAGGATGGAAGTCCCCAGGATATCACTTGCTAATAGAACCAAACGGAACAATCCACAGGCTACTAGATTTTAATGGGGTAGCAAATGGGGTGAAGGGATTCAACAAAGAATCAGTTCACATCAGCTACATTGGAGGAATCACAAAGCAAGGAAAGCCTATAGACAACCGAACTGCTGCGCAAAAAAAAGCTATTTTGCTGTGCATAAATGAGGTAATAGAATGGAGTGAAAACAAGTGCCTAATCATCCAAGGTCACAGGGACTTTCCTGATGCAAAGAAAGCCTGTCCTTGCTTTGATGCGAAGGCAGAATATAGGGGAATAGTATGAAAGCTAAATTAATTTTTGATCTACCTGAAGAAAGTGCAGAATGGTACAAGGCTGTGAATGCTGTGAATATGCATTGCGTACTGAATGAATATGATCAATGGCTGAGATCTAAGATCAAGTATGATGACCTAACAGATGAACAATATCAGGTGTACCAAGGGTGCAGAGATCAGCTAAGAACTTTGCTTTATGAAGAAAACATAGACCTAGACAAATGAAAGAGATGCTAGATGATGAACGGATCAGGATTGCTATTTTAGCTTTTATTGCAGGAGTGATCTTAGCTTTTATAGTTTTTCCTAGACCTGAGCAGGAGACTGTCTATAAGTTTGAAACGAAGGTAGAAACGGATACAATTTACTCTCATGTAGTGGACACAGTTTATGTGCCAAAAATGAGTATAAAATCACAGATTCTTAGGGATACAGTCCTAATTGATTATAAGCCTCAAATTAGCCTGTTTAAGACATCCATTCCTTCGGAGTATGGAAGTACCCATGTAAGTGGTGAAGTCCTTGGAGAAGTCCTTAAAATGACTGCTACGAATGATTTTAAGATTCCTGTGGTGACCAACACGATAACCAACACGGAAACAAAAACAATAGTGCAGAAAGCCAAGGGGATCTACCTAGGTGCAGGGGTCAATTCACTTCTTGATCCTTTGGCGAAAGTTTCCTACTTGGATAACAAATATCTGTTTGAATACAGCTACCAACCCGTGACAAAAATTCACACCTTAGGTGTATCTAAAAAGCTATTCTAGTATGTGGATTGAGATTGATGTCATGCTTGCAGGTAGTACAATGGATTGGCAGGAACTAGGGCTAGATGTCAAGCATGAATTTGTGAGGCGAATGGTTAGGATAGAGGATATCGCCTATGTTCAGGAATTGGTGAATGATATACAGGTCATGTACTTCTATGACAAATCTTCCTGCTTGATCAGGGGTAGCTACCAGGAGATCAGAGATGAACTTCTGCACCTAGATCAGGAAGGAATGCTAGACTAATTCGGATTTTTACCGAATAACTGCATGAATTTTTACCAAGTGTAGACAAGTTGTCTACGCTTCTATTCCTTTTTTTTATTTAAATATTATTTTCACTTTCATCTCTCATGATATCCTTGAGTTGATTCCAAATATCAGATTGAATATCACCCCAATACATCTCACATTTTCCATCTTTGAATGGTGGGGTCATGAAGTAGGACTGATATTCACTAGGCTTGGCGGTGAATCTATAGCATCCTTCTTTGTAGGGACATTTTGTCCCTAGGCACATGGTGATATCAGGACTCATATTTCATTCATTAAGTTTAATTTTTCTCTTTAATGTGTAGGATATCTTACATTTTACCCCCTTTTTGTAAACTCTACTTTACTTTATCAAGAATCTTGAGAAGGACTAGGTAGCCTATCAGATCATTGATGACATCTTCATCATCCTTTTCTAGGCTTCCGTTTTTGATCCGCTTCAGTTTGTCATCTATCCTGATCAGTAGTCCTTCTTTTGCAGACATCTGAGAGAACACACCTAGGGGTTCAAGGGCTGAGTTCCCGTACTTGATATTTTTGTTGATCAGGAGTTCACGGATTTCTAGGAGATAGGCAGATACTAGATGTGAAAAATCATTCATGTGATAAGGTATTCATAAATGGCTATAATGATCAAGGCAAAGATAAGAGATAAGCCTACTACTCTCAAGAAGGATTTAGCCTGCTGATTCATGGAACTCCTTGAAGGATCTGAACCTATCCCCTTTCAGGTATTGACTGCTTTGAAACTTTGACTTTCCCTTCTTTACTAGGCAGCCATCTTCAAATAGGATGTAGAATTCATTCTCTGCTATTACTTGATTGATAGAAATGTAATCTATCCACCATTCCGTAGGCTTGCGGTTTTCATCCATAACCTTGGAGGCTTTGCCATATCCAAAGGGGTTCAAGATCTCTGATTCTTCCATGTTTTTATTTGCAAGTTATAGGCTAAAAAAGATAGGCTTGAAAAAAATCTAAGATTTTGTCTAAAATATTTTTAGTTAGGTATTGTATTTTAAGAAATAAGTTGTATTCTTGTATCACCAATCAGTCACACATAACCAAAAGACACCATGACAACTCAAATCACTATCCTAAACTTAAATTATTTCGGAGAACTAGAAGGTGAAAACTTTAATGCTAAAGTACTTTACACTAAAAATGGCAAATCATTTCATGCTTGTATCTACCTAGATTATTTTTGGAAAGAAGTATACTTCCCTAAGCAGCCAAAAGAATGCAAAGTTCTTACAGGATTGGAACAGGCAATTAGAATACAACAAAGATTTTAATAAAATGCCCTTCGGGGCTTTACTTTAAACCCTAAAAAAAATGAACTACGATTCAGAAAACTTCTTCGATCAAGAGATCACATTCACCTACGAAGGTCAAGACTATCTATGGATAGGAGACTACACCATTGAACACACAGGGGAAGATGAAAGTGAATTTGCCCCTGCCTATGGGGAGATGCAAATCACCATAGACTATACTAGAAGCCTGTCATCCTATGAACACGGCTTTGAGGTAGTACCTACTAGATCCATGCTTATGGAACTAGAACTAGAAATTGAAAGAAACTACTAAAACCAAATACACAAACCAAATGGAAAGATCACCGAGTATTCAAAACCTAACCCAAGGACTAGCCAAGTTTCACGCTATGGTAGGGCGCATCTCTAAGGATGCTAAGAACCCCTTCTTCAAGTCAAACTACGCAAGCCTTCCGCACATCATCACAGAGATCTCTGAACCAATGGAGAAGGCAGGGCTTGTGATATCACAGTTCCCTGATGGGGATGGTCTCACCACTATGCTGATTCATGCTGATAGTGGGGAGTATTTATCAGCTACCTACACACTTCAGGTAGTACGGCAGAACGATCCACAGGCACAGGGTAGTGCCCTGTCTTATGCTCGAAGGTACGGATTGACTTCAGTCCTTAACCTAGCCATCTCAGATGATGATGCAGAGGCAGCAATGAAGCCTTTGAGACAAGCACCTGCACCTGCAAAGGTAGCACCTACAGAAGCGCAGTTCGCAGGCATAGTTCAATACTTGAATGGTACACCTGATCAGCAGAAGACAGCCAAGGAGGCACTAAAAAAGTACACCTTATCAAAGGATCAAAAAGAAATTATTGAAGGACTTATTTAAAACCAAAACCAAAACCAAAAATCAAAATGAAAAACAATTCAAACACAGCAGAATTCTACAGCAAGGCTATGAGTTCAATGCCTTTCGTTTTCTCAAGTCACAAATTCCTAGGTAAGCTACGGAAGACAGGCATCAGAAAAGAAGAGATCAAGAGTGACTATCATCTTTCATTCCTGCTAAACAATAGCGACAGGATTAATAAGTTCCTATGGAAAAAGAAAGAAGTACAGATTGAAATCCCTTTGAAGGTGGAGGCAGTAGAACCTGCTCCTGTCAAGGCTGAACTATCAGATGAAGACATGATCAACATCTTGAAGGCAAAAGGATACAAGGTATTAAAACCAACTTGGAGCGAACTATGAATCTCTACCAAATCACCCAGGAGGCGCAGTATCTAGCTGCGCTTCTTGAAACTGAAGAACTAACACCTGAACTAGAGCAGGAACTGCTGATCAATCAGGAGCAGCTACAGAGCAAGGGTATAAACTACGCTAAGGTCATAGCCAACTACCAAAGTGAGAGTGATCAAATAGATGCCGAAATCAAGCGACTCAAGGCGATGAAAGAAAGCAGGGATAAGAAGGTCACATGGCTAACAGAAAGCCTCAAGAAAGCCATGCTAGTAAGCGGAATCGAGAAGATAGAATCACCCCTATTCAAGATCTCTTTAAGAAGATCCGAAGCCGTGGAGGTAGATGTAGTAGAAGCCCTTCCTACTTCTTTTCAGAATGTGAAGAATGTAGTGACTGCCGATAAGATGGCGATAAAAGAAGCTATCAAAAAAGGGGAGAATGTCTTTGGTGCTAGACTAGTAGAAAACTTCAACCTATCAATCAAATGAGCAACTATCTATACCTAGGAAAATTCATCAAAAGACCTGGAGACCTAGCCCCTAAGGGGGTGAAGTCTACCTACCAAACTGAGAAGCTACCCTTCAATGAAACCTTTGAAAGAATATGGCAACTTGTAAACATGAAAGCCTAGTTCCTTTAGTACGGGAACTATACACCCAAGGACATACCAAGCATCAGATATCTGAGATCATGGGTGTGAGATTGGCAGTAGTGAACTACATCCTGTATGTGATCCTAGGGGTGTCTTCAAATAACCCTAGATCTAATCTAGTGAATGAGATGCCTAGGGAACTAGTGAACAGGGTAGTGACCCTAGCCTGTTGGGGATACACTAAGAAAGAGATAGCAGAAGACCTAGAAGTCAAAGAAAAGCTAGTAGGAGATCTGATCAAGGAGGCTACAGATAAAAAAATTATTCAAAAATTTTGTTGAAAATATTGTTTATTCTAAACTATTGTTTAGATTCGTGCATTCTAAAACACTAACCCAATAAAAAACAGCATGAAAAAAGCACTTCAGATCACGGGCAGAATCATCTACACGATCCTTGCACTATCTCCCATCTTTGCACTTGGCTATATGCTAGGTCTTAAATTAATCTAAACACCAAAAACCAAAATCCAAAATGGAGAATCTAAAAATCAAAATCCTAAAATCCGTAGAAGTAGAAGGTGAATTCACACTCTCTAAATACTTCACTATTCATGATTGGTCTTTATACAAACTGCTAGATGAAAAGACAGTACTAGCTGTAACCTACTACCCGAACCGAAAGGATACTATTTTTAGTCTAGAGTTATTCCCTAGCATACGGGTGGAGAATATCCGCTATGTTCAGTATGTGGTCAAGGCTGAGAACTACAAGGAGATCACAGAGGAAGAATTCAATATCAATCTAAATGAGTGCAAGAAATTTATTTCAAGCCTATGAAATCTACCGACTCACAGACTGCATTGATCAAGGGGTGGCTATTGAATGGCTACTCGATCACTCAACTAGATGCCTTGAATATGTTCGGCTGCTTCAGGCTATCAGCAAGGATATCTAACCTTCGGGAAGAAGGACTAGACATCATCACCGACATGGTAAATGTAAATGATAAGCGAATAGCCAAATACTACCTGAACAAATGAGAAGGAGAAACCTAACAGAATACGAGAAGATAGTCATCTTTGAAAAATGGCAGGATCGAGTTCCTACAAAGGTGATAGCTATGGAGATGGGGGTGAGTTATATGTGCATTTTTAATCAATTAAAAAAACGCTCTCTAGTAGGATAATTGAAAAAAAGTATTATATTCGTGTATTCAAGAATCATTCCTGTGTGGTAGCAAGCATGATTCCAAAAGGTTTATTTCAACCTAGCCCGACAGTCTACCACCTGTTGGGCTTTTTTATTTTCAAAAATGCAGGGTAAAAAATCATTCGTTTTGTACACAGATCAAAGGGAAGTTTTTGATGAACTTTCAGATGAAGATGCAGGTAAGTTGATCAAGCACATATTCAGCTATGTGAATGATGAAGATCCCATCACAGAGGATAAGCTATTGAAGGTAGCATTCCTTCCTATCAAGACTCAATTGAAAAGAGATTTGAAGATGTGGGATGAAAAGAAAGAGCAAAGGGCAGAGGCAGGAAAGAAGGGAGGTCTAGCAAAGTCTAGCAATGCTAAGCAAAGTCTAGCAAAACCTAGCAATGCTACAAATGATGTAGCAAATCTAGCTGTTAATGTAAATGTTAATGGTAATGTAAATGATATAAATAAAGAGACTTTGATTTCTTTGGATGAAGTAGAGGTAGAGATGGCAAAGGAAAAGCCAATGCATAGACCATTCTTTAATAGAATGCAGGAGATATATAACCTAGATGAAAAGAAGATCAAGGAAGCCTTCAAGAATTGGAAGATCCTAAAGGAAGGAGAAGCCATGACTATAGGTAAAGCACAGAACTCATTCAATCTCTACCTGAAGAATAATGCAAGTACAGGATACAGCGGAAGTACAGAAGTACAACCACCTAAATATCCTAAGTCAACTATTGAAAACAATTGGTGGTAAGATGAAAGCGGAAGATCTACAGAAAATGAATGACCTTAATAGGGATATTTGGGGCATGATAGTACAGGCACAACAAACTAAGAATTGGGCTTTGATGGAAGTGAATCTCAAGAGGCTGTACTCCTTACAAAAAAAGTATATTAATTTAATTAATATAATGGATTATGAAGTGAAAGGTACTACCTTGATGCTTCAAGATGAAATACGGGTGAGGAATAAGTTTGAGAAGCAATGGTTTAAGGATGTAGCTACTAGATCAGGAAGCTATCAGGATATGAAAGAGAATATAGATAAACACTTCCCTACATGAAAAAGAAATCAGAAAAGATATTTGACCTAGACTTCTGTGAGGCATCTATCAAAACCTTTGCAGGGCAGAGAGACTCAATGCTACAGAACTTCAGGAAGGGTAAGGAGGCAGGATCTAAAACCTATGTGAGAGACTTAGACCAAATCAGTAGTGGAGGTATACAGAATAAGATGTGGTCATGGAAGGCAGGAGAATTCAATCTGTGGACAGGCTATAACAATGAAGGGAAGTCACAGTTCTTGATCTTCCTATGTGTACTAAAGGCAATAAATGAAGGGTGGAAGTTCGCATTCTTTTCACCTGAGAACTACCCACCTGATGAATTCTTTGATGACATAATTCACACTATCCTGGGGAAAAGCACAGATAGGTATTACAAAAATTTTGATGTGAGTGAGCAGGAATACTTGAAGGCTTTTGACATGGTAAAGGACTCCTTTTTCTTTGTCTACCCTGAGAAGAATGGTGTGCCTGATTTCACCATAGATCAGATTGAATCTGTATTTGAATTCCTAGTGTGGGAGAAGGATGTCAAGGCTGTGGTAGTAGATCCCTACATCAAGATAAGACATGAGATGACAGCAGGAGAACCTGAACACCTGTATGCATCTAGGTTCATGATGGACAGGATCAACTTCACTAGAAAAAACAATGTATCCTACCACCTAGTGATGCACCAAACTACACCTAGGAAGGAAAAGGATGGAAACTACCCTCCACCTTCCCTGTACCAAATCAAAGGAGGTGGTACTTTTGCAGATAGCACCGACAATTCTATCTCAGTATGGAGACCTAATAGGGCAACAGATCCGAATGATACCACAGTCATCATCAAAACCGATAAGATCAAGAAGCAGAAACTAGTAGGGATACCCTTTGAGATCATCATAGACTTCAACAGAAAGAAGAATAGGTACATGGGGAAGGATGGCTTTGATTATTTTGAGAATGCAAAGCCTGAAGCAGTACCTGAACCAAGGGTGGAGAAGTTCCACAGATCAGGAATAGAAGATTTTGAATTGAATCAAGAAACTATAACACCATTTTAAATGAGACATGGATCATTATTTAGCGGAATAGGAGGCTTTGACTTAGCATCAGAATGGATGGGGTGGGAAAATGTTTTTCATTGTGAATGGAATCCCTTTGGACAAAAAGTACTAAATTATTATTGGCCTAATGCAATCACTTATCATGACATTACAAAGACAGATTTCACTATTCACAGAGGAAGAATTGACATCATTACAGGTGGATTCCCCTGTCAACCATATTCATCAGCAGGAAAGCGCCTTGGCAAGGAGGATGAGAGACACCTCTGGCCAGAGATGCTTAGAGCAATTCGAGAGATTCAGCCGACTTGGATCGTGGGCGAAAATGTTCGCGGGCTTACTAATTGGAACGGAGGGTTGGTTTTCGATGAAGTGCAATCTGATTTGGAAGTTGAAGGCTACGAAGTCACACCGTTTTTACTTCCAGCTGCAAGTGTTAACGCTCCCCACAGAAGGGATAGAATATGGTTCATTGCCTACAATGCTTCCTACTCCAACTTGCTTCGATTCGACAAACGCATCCAACACGATGAAGTCATCACAGGTGAAGGAAGGATCAATGCATTCAGTCACATTGACAAGGGCATTAGCGATGGGATTAATTCCAACACCTGTAGCATCGGATTACAAACACGGAAGAAGGGGAAATGCTCCAAGACAATCCCACAATCCGATGACAAACAGTCTGAAAGATGCAATAAATTTTACAGAACAAACTTCCAAATGTTCCCAACTGTCCCCCCAATTTGTGATGGAGATGATGGGCTTTCCGACAGATTGGACGGAATTACCTTTTCTAAATGGAGACAAGAATCAATCAAAGCAGGAGGGAATGCAGTAGTACCTCAAGTAGTCTATCAGATATTCAAAGCCATTCAACAATATAACGAACTAGATAAACAGCTAACAATATGAAAAAATTAATTGAAAACCTAACACCTAAAAAGCAGGATCTATTTAGCATCCAAACTACCCTACTTACTAGCTTTGCTTTGATTCACTTTGACTTTGACTGTGGAATTTGGTTCATGTTTATTGTCATGGCAGTTACCATAGGAATGGACTTTGTCTATAAGGCTTGCAAATGATACAATTCAATATAAAGCAGAAGCCTCTTTCAGTCAATGAAGCCTACAGGGGTAGAAGATTCCGAACCAAAGCCTACATAGAATTTGAAAGATCTATGCTTTTAAAAATGCCAAAAGGAAAAGTAGATCCTGATGATATGCTAAGGGTAGAACTATTCTTTGGTTTTTCAACAAAATCAGCGGACATAGATAATCCAATAAAAGCCACCCTAGATTTGGCACAGAAAAAATTCGGATTCAATGATAAGATGGTATATGAAATGAATGTAAGGAAGTGCATAGTGAAGAAAGGGGAAGAATTTATTCACATGGGGATCTATAAAATGCTACCATTTTAAATATGAAAACAATTAATAGTTTAAGCGGAGGAAAAACATCTTCTTACCTAGCAGTTCACTACCCTGCTGATTTCAATATTTTTGCATTAGTTCAGATTGAAGATCCTAACTGCAAACCAAAGGATGAAAGCATAGTCAAATATGTATCTGAAAAGTTAGGAAAGGATTTCATAGCCACAGCAGAAAGTGATTTGACTTTGTATGCCATGAGAGACCTTGAGCAGTTACTAGGAAGGGAGATCATTTGGGTAGGAGGGAAAACCTTTGAGCAAGTAAATAAGAAGGCTTCTGTGATTCCAAATCAGCAATGGAGATTCTGTACTTCTGAAATGAAATTAAGACCTATTTTTGATTGGTGGTTTAAGAATGTAAATGAGAAGGTGAAGATGGGGGTAGGATTTAGATATGATGAAAAGGAAAGAGCAGAAAGATTCAGCACTTCATTCAAGGGTATAGTAGGAAAGAGAGGAACGAAAAATAGGTGGGAAGAAATCGAATGGAGAGAAGGGTACTTTCCTTTGATTGAAGATAAAATAACACACTACCCTATTTACCAATGGGCGCAAAAAAGCGGAATCATATTTCCTGGGGACAGCAATTGTGTAGGCTGCTTTTGGAAACCTGTGCAGCAACTTAGGAAGAATTGGGATACCGAAACCAATAAGATGCAATGGTTCGCAAATCAAGAGAAAAAAGGAACTTGGAAGAAGGAGATGTCCTATGAGCAGATCAAAAAAATAGGTTTGCAGCAGGATTTCTTCTTCGGTACAGGTAGCGGATGTCAAGCAGGATTCTGTACAGATTAGACAAAATTCACCTTTTAAAATTGTATATTCATTTTTATCCTATATTTGAATAAATAACAAACCAAATGAGCGTAGAAGAAGGACTACTGATAAGAAGATCAAGAAAGAAAAGCGGATACACACAGCTAGAACTATGCAAAAAGCTAGGACTATCTCATGCACCTATCAATCAGGTAGAGAATGGATGGGAAAGCATAAGCCTGTTCAATCTTAGAATGATCTGTGAGGCTATAGGTCTTGAGGTAGTGATCAGAGAAAAGAAATAGTCATGTGGTGGAATGTAGACACACATCGGAACTGCTTGTAAAAGTGATGGCACAATGAGAAACCCTATATTTGTGCGTGCAGGATCGTAACCTGCCGTGACTTAGGCAATTGTTGAGCATGGTAGAAATACCATGTTCTTCATTGCTGAATTAAATAAAAGTTCGTATATTCATGACTACAAAACGGAATATATATGAATAGGTTCTTTGATAAAATAGATATGACCGACAGTTGTTGGTTATGGAAAGGAGCATTAAGTCAAGGGTATGGGATTTTTAAAATAGATAAAAAAACTATTAGTGCTCATAGGTTTTCATATCAAATTCATAAAGGAGAAATACCAGAAGGTGTTTTTGTTTGCCATTCTTGTGATATTAGAAATTGTGTAAATCCAAATCACTTGTTTTTGGGTAGTCCAAAAGATAATTGGCAAGATGGATTTGATAAAGGTAGAATAAAATTATTAGGAGGAATAGATACTAGTAAACTTAAAAAACATCCTAGTAAGGGAGCCTACAATAGAGGATGTAGATGTAATGAATGTAAGGCCATTCAAAATATGATGGTAAAAAGATATAGGTGCAGATTGAAATAATATTGTCATGACTACAAAAACAAAATAGAATGCCTAGAATGCTACCCAAATCACCACTAGACTATTCCCTTGAAATCCGCTACAGGCTTTCAAGCGGTGAATGGTCTGCATGGATGAATAAGGGAAAAGGTAGCTTTCAAAGTATTGAGATAGTGCAGAGGCAGATCAGAGTCCTAGCAGCCTCATATAATGGCAGAGAGAAGGAAGTACGCTTTGAATGGAACGGATGGCTGTGTGATTTTGCAGGGCTTCCTACGGGCGAAGTAATAAGCCTAAAATGAAAGCGATCGGATGGCTATATGATCAGGAGTTCAAATATGTATTTCAGAATATAGGAAAAGATCTTTGGGAAGATCTCAGGCAGGAGGTAGCAGTCATAGTCCTAGAGTATGATGCAGACAAACTCAGGGAACTAGAAGCCAAAGGAAAGCAGGTCTTCAAGTTTTGGATAGTTCGGATCTGCTGCAATCAGACTAATAGCAAATATGGGAAGTTCGGCAGGATGTATGCAGCCCTAGTACCTGTGGAGGATATAGTCAAGTTCATCAAGGAGGAAGAAGAAATAGATAATAGTCAAGCGGTAGCAGACTCGATATCTAAGATCATTGAAACCCTGTATTGGTATGATCAGGAGATTCTCAAGATGTATGTGGAACTAGGATCTGTGAGGAAGGTATCAAAGCAGACAGGCATTCCCCATACTTCTATTTTCATCACAATTAAAAAAATCAGAAAATGTATCAAATCACAGCTAGTATATTAGGATCAATAGGGATAACCCTGATCTACTTCTACATACTAAACTTTCCTAAATTTTTTAAGGAAGTCACAGGTAGGAATTTGGTCAAGCCTTTTAGCTGTTCCTTCTGTATGTCCTTTTGGATCAGCCTCTTTTTTCTAATCTTAAAAACGGATTTACTAGAAGCGATATTTATATCTAGTATAGTACCCTTCATCTATCTGTATGTGGAGGATCATTTCACCAATAAGTTTGAACTATGACAATAAGGTCAAAGGCAATCTACTTGATCATGAAATTTAAGTCAAGTGAATGTACAAATGGGTTTAATGATGTAAGGGATCTACACGCTGCTAATAGATGTGCAATAATAGCAGTAGATGAAATTATTCAAGAGATAATTGAAATTGATTCTATAATGTCAGAAGGAGGGCTTTTGAATAAAAATTTAAAATATTGGCAAGAAGTAAAAAACGAACTAGAAAAACTATGAAACCTGAAGATTTAGAACTATTCAAGAAGCATTTCGAACTATACGAATGCTACAAAAAACACGCTTTCATTCGCAACTACGATAAGGAAGTCTATACTGATTTGATTCACCTATACACTACCTATGTCAATGAGAAGCATAATTTCTCACATTGGTGCAGTAGCTGTAGGGCTGAACTAGTCAACTACCTGTATGGGTGGTATGTGAATGAAGAGAATACTACATGGTACAGAGAGCAGCCTCAAGAGGAAGTAGTAGAAGTGCCTTTCAACACAGAAGAACCTGTGATTGAAAACAAGCCGATCAAGAGAAGAAGAAAACCAAATACATAACACATGGACAACAAACCAAAAACTAGACTAGGTAACGGAAAGAAAAGAAGTGATTCATGGATCACGGCTGCTATCTGTATATCTGATGCTGAGGCACACACTTATACCTATGAGGGTAAGAAGTATGTAAACATTAATATCAATGTTTATGAAGAAGCTAATAAATACGGGAAGGATGTCGCTATATACCTAAACGATTATAAAAAGGAAGAAAATAATACCCCACAGGTTAACAAGATACCTACTACTCCTGGAAATTATCAGGCTGAAGAATACGATCTACCATTCTAAAAAAAACCAATCAT